CAGGCCAGGTGGGATGGAAAAATGATCCACTGGCCCTCGTAGCGAACACACGAAGTGGTGTACGGGTTGCCCGCATCGACCGTGATCTTGCCCTGACAAGTGCGTGCGAGGCGCACCACCTCGGAGAAGGGAACGGTGCGGGCCACGTCCGACACATCCTTGAGGGGATCGACCACATTCATGGGAAAGCGGGCCCTTGGCAGAGACCACTTGTCCATGACCCCCAGGTTGAGCAGATGGGTGTTGTCGCCCTCTACATCCATTTGAAGGTTGTTAGCCTTGCGGCGCTTCACGAGAATGGCGTACAGGGTAGCGGCGCCAGCGAAGGCGACGGCGGCATGCATGAAGAGTGTCTCCGACTCACGGAAGGATTCCACGATGTTAGCCACCTGAGCCTCCAAGAACTGTCCAGAAAGGGTGCCACTGTGCAGTTGCACGTAGGTGCGCACGAGCTGAATGCCGGTCCACGGTCTGCGGAAGAACGCAGTGAGCATGACCCAACCCCACCGTGGGTTGTTGCGTATGAGGGGGGATGCCACAAAGGCAAGTCCCGCTACGGCTGTGGGGGCGAAGAGCACCGTAGCCCACAATGGGGCGGCGAGGATGATGGAGCTGCTCATGAGGGCGGAGTACGCGAAGGAGGAGGCGAAAGCCCCGGAAAGCGCGGGCCCGTAGGGCTCGGCTCCGGTCTCATGAACCTTCCCCACCACCCACCGTAGTGCGACAGTCGACACCGTGATAGGGATACCCACCAGGGGGGTGTGGAAGCCCACAAACCCGATGAATAGCCCGTAGATGATCGCTGCTGCCTCGCTCCTGTCTGGCGCACGAAGGAAGGGGTTGATCACGCCCACGCCCCTCGACACCATGGAGGCGGTGTGAAAGTGGATGGAAGTGAGAATGAACGCCGCTCCCGCAAGGGAAGAGAACGTGGCACCAACGGAGAACAGCGACGCAGCAGCCACGCCAATGGCAAACTGGGTCACGACACCTACAATGCCAGGTTCAATGAGCGGCGAAATGACCGGTCGCGACTCCAAAGGTCGGATGCTGACGTAGGTGTTGTTCGAGCGCATAGGCGTGGAGCCAGGCACTGGAGGAGTGACCCTCCACCTGCCCATCTGCAGCGCCTGCTCGCTCTGTTGTTGGGGACAGAGATCCGGGGGATGGATTTGATAGCACGTGGCACACGGCTCGGAGAGATTCTCCTTGAGCCGATTCTTTCCTCGGATCCGGTGGTCGACAATCTCCCGCCTGATGAGATCAATCACCTTCGTCTTCAAGGCAATCTCTTGCTCGAAAACAAGGTACGGCCCAGCCTTGTACTCGGGTGGCTGACCAAAGCGAGAGACCCTGAAGATCCATGGGTTTGGGTCGTGGGGGCCTTGCATCTTGCTCGCGTCGAGAACAGGTACGCTGGCGGACTTCGCGTACTCGGGGCGTAGCTTGACCTCGAGATGAATGTCGACTCTTCGCCAAAAGGCTTTCGTGTCGAAGGTCAGTCCCGAGAGATTGCAGCTGTAGTGGTTCGTCGTGAAGTACACAATGGGTACGTTGAGAAAGTATTTCCCCTTGTCTCGGAGGTCGGCCATGGTGAGGCGATAGGGAAGAGAGTTGCACGTGTTGTGAAATGTCTCGACCCAAGTCGCGGTAGACGAGGGGACAGTTGGAAATTTGTCGACGTCGTCAAACCACACAGCTGTGGTTGCGGAGTTGTAGCCGTCCCAGTGCTTCATGCCGGGCTTGTACGGAAAGATGGTGCTGGGGTC